GTCGGTCGTGCGTAGGTAGGGCGGGTCAAGCGGGGGGCCGCCTGGTGGGCGAGGACCGACCCAAAGTCGCCCACCAGGAGGAGATGTGTCACGCGGCCTTGAACGCCGGGTCGTCCGTAAGCATCGTGATGTCGCCCGTGAAAGTCCCGGTGACCTTGTAAGCCACGTCCTCCGTGTTCGCGAGCTTGAAGCCCTCACGCTCACCGATCTGGAAGTTCGCGCAGTGCCACAGGTACTTGTGGCCGTTGGCCTCCGCGTACACGATGATCGCGACGTCCTCGACCTTCCGGGACGAGGACAGGACGTGCTTGATGACGCCGGAGTCCTCCGAGGACTCCTTCACGCTCCACTGGAGCTTGAGCGTGTCGATGTTCGACTGGAGGGCCGTGAACGTCAGACCGGAATCCGACTCAGTCATCTGCACCTTGTAGACACGGTTGCCCTGATGGGCGCGCCGCTTGTCCACAGAGTCGTCAGCGGTGAACTCAACACCATCCTTGTCGATCCAACCAACCTCCTTGAAAGCGGTGGGGATCGCGAGGGTGGTGGGGGCCGCGGTGCCGGCCGGGCCGAGGGCCACGCAGTCATCATCCGAACCAGCGGTGATGATCTGCATGGCATTCAACTTCGAGTAGGTCATGTGTGTTTCCCTTTCAGCGGGTGAGTTGGTGTCTGATTTCGACGGTCCAGCGGTATCGGTCCCACCCGCTGGTAGTCGGCGGCTCATTGCTGGGGCCACCGACCTCGGTTCGCCGTATGACGCGAATGCCGCCCGGGAGGGGCGGCATTGGGTTGAAGATGACGGCTCTGGTTTCGAGACAGAGCGCGTAAGCGGATGACTTAGTGGGCGCCCACGCCTCGAACGTGATCCGTGGCGCATCCACGGCCAGGCCCCGGGCTCCTCCGACACGGTCGATGAGGACGAACCGGGGCGGCGGGTCCCTCGGCAGGAACCCATAGACGGGGACGCCGGCGAGACGTTCAGCGAGGTAGCGGCGGAGCCCGTCGATGATGTCTGGCTGCTCCATGCCGCTCACCTGCCCGCATCCAGGGCCTTCATGAGGACGTTGCTCTCCGCCTGCGCCCTGCGGCCCTCGTCGTCGGCGGTACGCACCTGCGAGGAGTACCGGTTGATGCGCTTGTCGCGGCGGCGCACGAAGAACCCGGGGCCGGCGGCCGCCCGGATGCGCTCGGCGCGGGCATCGAGGTCAGCGACGACGCCGGGAGCGTTCAGCAATGCCCGAACCCCGGCAGGATTCATGACCACCTTGACCTTGCTCATTGCGCGGCCTCCCAACGCTTCGTGATGACGGCGATGTGCGATAGCCGCCCGGTGGGCGACTGGTTGGGGATCGGCAGGCCGACGATCACCCAGTCATGGCCGGGGTCGTCGGGGAACCGGAGCCGGCACTCACCGCTGACGGGCGTGCCGGGGTTGAGGTAGACGGTGCGCTGACCGGCGTCGACGTCGCCCGTGGCTACGCCGTGGACGGTGGCCTGGGTGGCCTCCCAGACACAGGTGACGTCCGTGGTGGTCGCCGAACCCCAGTCCGTGGTGACCTGCCCCCATTCCTCCCGCTGGCCGGGGGTGACGATGGTGACGCGCTGTCTCGCGAATGACGGAAGCACGGCAACCTCCTATGCCCAGTGCTGGAGGCGGTATGGGGCGAGCTCGCGGCGGTCCGTGTCGGACAGGGTCATGCCCGCCCGCGCCCAGGTCGCTGAGATGGAGCCCGCCTGCTCGCGCGTGGCCCCCATGGGGGAGGCGCACGCGGACAGGACAGACCGGGTGATGACGGCCGCCAGGGACGGGGCCTGCGGCCAGCCGTGCGTGATGGTGACCTCCACGGCCCGGAACCGGTCAGGGAAGACCCCACGGCGGAGGCGGATCATGCCGGCCGCCGAGTAGTCCCAGGCGTCATCGGGGACCGGTACGCCGTCGATCTTCAGGCCGGTAGCGGTCACGAGCCGGCCCGTGGGGAGGCTCAGCGACGCTGACCCCTCACTGTCGAGGGTCAGGGTCTCCTCGATCACCGGGGCTACGTGCCACCCGCACCACAGGCGGATAGCGTCGGTGGCCCCGGCGATCAAGGTTGGGAGCCTGGGGTCCCCCTCGGGGACCTGCCCGCCCGACGCCTCGGCCACGGCCTGAGGGGTGACTAGGGCGTCAGGCATCGTCCTCACTCCTTCGCGGTGGGACGCGCCCGGGGCTGCGTCTCCTTGTTCTCCGGGTCAGGGGCGGCGGCCGTCACCGGCCCCTCCTCGCCCTCACTGGCCCCCTCATCGGGTGTGATGTCGCCTCCCTGGGGGCTGTAGAGCCCCCAGGCGATGGCGTCATCCAGCCGGTACCGCACCCCGTTCAGGGTGACCATCCCGTCGTCGATCATCACGCGGCCTTCACCAGGACCAGGCGGTTCGGGCGCCAGATGACCAGGCCGGCACGGAGCTCGGCACGCACGTAGACGCGGTTCCTCGCCGCGAAGTCCTTGTGCTGGTTGAAGGCGACAACACTCAGGCCCTCACGGTCGAGGAGCTGGACCTGGTTGAAGTCGCCCATGAGCGCCTGACCCTTGGTGATCTTCGAGGACTCGACGACGGGGGCGCCCCACAGGGTGCGCGGGCCGATACCCCACGGGCCGAGCCCGTAGAAGCGCTTGTCGGCGTCCTGCATGAGGTCGAGGGCCTCGACGTCCTCGGGGTGGAGGATCACGGCGGTAGCGACGCCACCAACGTTCGTGATCTTGGTGCGGCCACCACGCACGGCCTTCGCCAGGTCCATGGCGTCGGCCCCGGCCGTGTAGGTCTTCTCCTGCACGCCGGTGGTCTTGAGGATGCCCTTGGGCTCCTCGGTGCCGGTGCCGTTGAGAACCTTGTCCTCGATGACCGTGTCCAGGTTGTAGCGGACCGCGGTGTTCATGTAGGCGGCGAACGCCGGGGCGTCGGAGAGCAGCTGGTTGGTGACCTCGTAACCGTCTGCGAAGGTGTAGGGCTTGCAGTCGGCCAGAGCGGTCGTCATGTCCGACGTCGGCTTCAGCGGGTCGGTGTCCTGCGTGTTCTCCTTGACGATGGCGGCGTTATTCGTGACGCCAGTCACCTGAACGTACTCGAAGGCGTTCGCCATCTGACCGTGCCCGATGACGTCGAGGAGAGTCAGGGGCCGGCGGTCGACCATGTCAACCATCGGGTAGCGGGTCGGGGCGATGTGCGCGACCGGGGTCGCGAGCACCTGGCCGTTGGCCTTACGGGAGATGAGGAGCTCCTCGAGGTCCCCGATCTTCACGCCGGGAAGGGCCAGGTTGGAGCCCTCACCGAGGCCGGAGGGGTGGGCCTTGGCCCACTCGCTGTAGGTGGAGGAGCGCACGTAGCGCTCACCGAAGGTGCCGGCCTTCATGCCGGACTCCTCGCCCGGCTCATAGGTGTTGTCCTCCGGGATGCTGCCGAGGGACGCGATCATGTCGCGTGCGGACTTGGAGGCGGCGATACGGTCGTCGATCTCCTTGACCTCGTTGACGCGCTTCTCCACCTCCTTGCACATCTCGTAGGTGACCTGGTCACCGGCGGCGTTCATAGCGTTCTGGGCGTCCATGGCGGCCTTCAGGGCCACCGCGCGCGCCTCCATGAGCGTGCTCATGCAGCGCTCCTTTCTCCCTCAATGAAGAGGACTGCGATTTGGGTGTTGAGTCGCGCGGCGGCCTTCACCGGGTCTTCGTCTTGCCCCTCAGGGGCCTCGGCGTCGTCGTCGGTGTTGCTGCCGGCTTCCCCCTCCTCGGGGGCGGTCTGGGAGGCGAGGAGCGCCCGTACCTGGGCGACCTCCTCGCTGGTGAGGCCCCCATCGGAGGGGGCCTTGACGGTCTCGATGGACGTGTCCTGATTCGCGCCAATCGGGACCACGCTCACCTCGTAGAGGCGCAGGTCCCGCAGTTCGCGGGCCTTGCGGCCGTCGTCGAGCTCGATGTCGCCGGAGTCGCGCACATCGAACGCGAAGGACATCTGGGCGACGGCCCCGCTCTTCAGGAGGCGGCGCACATGCTCAGCGGTGGGGGAGTCGGCGTCGAGCTCGACGTCGACCTTCAGGCCGTGGTCGTCCTCCTTGGCCGTCTTGACCGCGCCGATGAAGTACTTCGGGTCATCGAGGCGGTGGCCCCACAGGACGGGGATGGGCAGGCCCTTCTCGCTCCACTCCTTGAGGGTGCGGGTGAAAGCGCCCTTGGCGACGACGTCGCCGTAGGAGTCGGGGTCCCTCGTCCACGTGGACGCGTACCCGACGAACCCGGCGTGGTCGCCGTCGCCGTCTGTCTTCCGGCTCAGGGTGCCGGTCGTCTTGAACTCCACGAGGAGCCCTCCTTAGTGCGTGATCTCTACGGAAACGGTGCAGTTGCAGCCGGCCGACTCATCCGGCCCCATGGCCGGGTCACCGGGCCAGGACAGACCGTTGGAGAAGTCCGTCCACGCGGGCGTCGTCTCCCCGTTCATCGCCAGGTGCGTAGGCCGCGGGTTACGGCCCGTGATCCAGGTCTTGGTGCCCTGGCCGGGGGCGGCCTGCTTGCTGGCCTCGACCGTCGCGAAGGACCCCATGGCCGCGATGAACGCGGCGGCCCCGGCGGCGGCCCGCTGGGAGCGGGCACGGTCGAACACGGTTGACACGCCCTCCGTGCCGGCCTCAGCCAGGGCGGCCTCGATCTGCCTGCGGGTCGCCTCGTTCACCCACCGGGCGCGGGCCTTCGTGACCGCCTGGAGGTACGCCTGCGTGCGCGGCAGGTCCCAGTCCTCATCGGGGTTGAACCCGAGGCGGGTGCACGCCTCACGGCCCATCTCGTCGACGCACGCGGAGGCGAGCCGGTACAGGTCCTCAGCGAGCTCCCGGTCCCAGCGGGCCTGGTCCCACCAGCCGTCGGCCTTCGCTCCGAGAGCGGACATGACGGCCCGCTCCTGACGGCTGTAGTGGCGCTTGAGGGCGTCCTCGGCCCTGGTGGGCCAGTCGCCCTCGAGGTCCGCGGACTTCACCTGCACGCCGGCGGCCGCCTTGGGGGCGTCGGTGTCCTGGCCCTCGTTCTGGCTGCCGGAGTCCGTTGGGGACGCCTGGCCGCCCACCAGCACGTTCAGCGGGGTAATGAGGTCGTCCCCGCCGTCGATGGCCGGCAGGTTCAGGCGGGCACGGGCCTCGTTGCGAGTCATCCACGGGGCGCCCGTGGACGTCTGGAGCACGGACGCGGCCTCCTCGAAGGAGCCGCGCAGTTTCGCGTCGAGGTGCGCCTCGATGTACAGCGGCCGCCCGTCACTGAGCCGGTCAGCCAGCGGGGCGCACATCTCCTCCCACGCCCGGATGTAGGGGCCGAGGTTGTCCCGGTAGAGGGACTCCCTCATCGACTCCATGTTGGAGTAATTGCCCTGACGGTCACCGAGCAGCTCGGGGGCGATGTGGTAGGCGCCCGCCACCTCGATGTTGGTCAGGGTGCGGGCGTCCAGGTCGTCGATGTCGGTGGGACGATAGGAGCGGTCGTGCCACTCCATGCCCTCATCGAGGAGGAGGTCGCCGCCTTCGCGGCCACCACCGGAGCGGAACGCCCGCATCGACTCGAGGAAGTTCTGCCGGGCGTCCCGGTTCGGCCACTCGGTGGGCCGGCTTATCCACCCGGTGTGGCGGGCGCTGTTGCGCATGACGGCGCGCCGGTACTCGACGGCCTCGGCGGCCTCACGCAGCAGGGCCGCCAGCGTCGTGATGGGGGACAGGCCCTTGCCGCTCGACTGGGAATAGCCGACGTCGAGGAGGAACCCGGCGGGGTCCATGTCCTTGACCTGCCCGTCACCGGTGGTGATGCGGACGGCCTTGACCCGGTCCAGGCCGTCCGACACGATGCGGAACCGGCGGGGCGGGATGCGCACGAGCTCGGTGCGGTCGCCGTCGTCGACGATCATCACGGCGCGCCGGTCGTAGAGGAGCCCGTCGAGGATGACGCGCTCCCAGAACCGGTAGGCGCCCATCCCGGGCGTGGGCGCCCCGATGACCTGCGCCAGTGCGCCCGTGGTGACGCGCTGGCGGTCAGAGTCGGAGACACGCTCGTAGACGTGCAGCGGGATGGAGGCGACGTTGGCGGCGATGAAGGATGTGACCTTGCGGATGGCCGGTTGGGTGCGCCAGGCGGCGGAGACGGAGGCGGCGTCCCGGTCCGAGGCGTCGTAGTCGATGAGGGGGATACCCGGGTCGACGACGTCGAGGACCGTGTTCCCGGCCTGGTTGGCGGCCAGGGCGTCGAGAGTCTGGAAGCGCGTCATCGGATCACCTGCACCCAGGGAAGGGGCAGGGCGACCATGAGGTCACCCTCGATGGTGGTGCCGTCGCCGGCCTGGCAGCCGGTGAGGGTCACCCATGCGGGGGCCACCGCGGCGAGGGTGCCGCG